GTAGACAGACTTTTGAACTATGCCATCGGTGCTATCACGGATACCTCAGGCATCAACATGGAACTTATGGGATTGGTAGACCGTAACCAACCCGGTGTACTTGAGGCGCAACGTAAACAAGCCGGGATGACGATTCTGGCGAGAATGTTTGACTCATTACGCCGTTATCAAAAGATACGCGGCAAAGTTGTTATGTACTTCATTCAAGAGTATATTTCAGACGGTAGACTTATCCGAGTCTTAGGGCAAGATGGACAGGCTCAATATACGCCTTTGGTCAAAGACCCAAGCATAGCGACTTATGATATCATCGTGGATGAAGCACCGACTTCGACCAATCAGAAAGAACAAGTTTGGGCGATTCTGTCTCAGCTTCTGCCGTTTACCAAGAGTATCGGACTACCTGTTCCGCCTGAAGTCATTAAGTATCTGCCTTTGCCGCAATCCTTATCTCAAGCCTGGTTACAGATGATTACGCAGCCAAATCCTGCCGCTCAACAACAGCAGCAGTTGCAGATGCAAGGTATGCAGGCGCAAGTTGAAAAGACTCAAGCAGAGGCGAATGAAGCAAATGCGCGGGCTGGACTGACAGCCGCTAAAGTTGAAGGTGCGCAAATCGACAACCGCACCAATGTCGTTAATCTAGCAATGGGGACTACATGAGCGAACTGACACCTGAAGAACAGAAATTCTTTGAAACTGGCGGAAACATACCGGAAACGGAGGTGAAGAATGATGAGACTTCAGCCGTACATACACCTGCTCCAGCAGAGGAACCAAAGCATGAGCAAGCACAAGACAAGCCAGAAAAAACCGTCCCTTATGGAGCGCTTCACGAAGAAAGGCAGCTTCGTAAGCAAGCTCAGGAACAGCTTAGGCAATATGATGAAAAGATTAAATCCTTTGAGACTCTTCAAAACGAACTCAAAGACTGGCGACAACAACAACAAAAGCAAAAAGAACTAGAGGCTGCCCAACAAGACCCGTTGACTTATACGGCCAAGAAGGCCGATGAAGCGATTCAGCGCGTTAATCAGTTCGAGCAACAGCAAAAGCAGTCTATAGACCAACAAAACCAACAAACCGAATTCCTGCGTACGGTGAACGCTCAGGTAATGGCCTACACGAAAGAACAGCCATCTTATCCCCAGGCGCTACAGTATCTAGTTGAACATCGTATGCGGGAATATGAAGCTCTAGGGATTAACGATCCTGCCGAAAGACAAGCCCTATTTGATAATGAAGCCATCAATATCGCTCAACATGCCATGGCAAGAGGCATTAATCCTGCTCAAGCTGTCTGGAACATGGCGCAAGTTAGAGGATTCAACATGGCGCCTGCTGCTACGCCTGAAACTAAAGTTAGCGCGGCAGACGCCAAACTGGCGACGATTGCCAAAGGACAACAGACGGCTAAGACAGTCGGAGCGGGTGGCGCTACGCCTGAGGCGGGACTGTCTCTTACCGATATTGAAAAGATGAGCGATAAGGAATTCGATCAACTTTGGTCTGACATGGCCAAAGGTGCGTAAGTTTTACCCTCGGCTGGCAGCCGTAAAATGCCATTTCGTAGTCCCTGCGTTAATGGGAAATTGCGCCTCTACAGCGACAACGTAGAAAACCAATCTCTTAACTAACAAAGGACTACACAATGGCACAGTCATCCTATGGCGTAAATGCGCCAGAAGCGGTGAAATTGTGGAGTCGTAAGCTCATGGAAGAAGCTTTGAAGCAAACCTATGCTTCAAGGTTTATGGGTGCAGACTCCAATTCACTGATTCAAATTCAAGATGATGCTACAAAAAGTCCCGGCGACCGCATTACGACTATTTTGCGTATGCAGTTGACGGGCGCTGGTACTTCCGGCGATGCGACGCTGGAAGGTAATGAAGAGGCACTTGCTACTTACACGGATAACATTTACATCGATCAGTTAAGACATGCAGTAAGATCGAAGGGTTACTTACATTAGCCCCATCGCCTAGCAATAGGCGATTGCAAATCCTGTGAATTGCAAGAAACTCTGTCATTGTGTATAATATCGTACATATGACAGACAACTTGCAGCCAAGTACCAAGCGACAATGCAAAAAATGCGGTGAAACTAAACCGTTTGAGGAATTCGCTCTTCTTTATGTGAAGAACTCAAATGGACAGAATTACCGGCAGCATACTTGCCAAAGTTGTGCGAAGGTAGAGCATGCTGAGAGGATGAGAAAAGCTAGAGCAAATAATCCAGAGCGGTATCAAGGGCATCAGCGTAAACATCGTGCTGAAAATCTGGATAAGTGCAGACGCCAAAAAAGGGAAAGCGATCTTCGGTTAAAAACGAAGGTAATGGAATCTTATGGCGGTTGTTTCTGTGCTTGCTGTGGTGAAAAATCAATGTCAATGCTAACCATCGATCATATAAATGGAGATGGATCAGCTCATAGAAGAGAAGTTGGGAAACAATATTTCTATGAACATGGAAAGAGAGCATTGGTTGCTGATTTATATCGATGGATAGTAAAAAATGATTATCCATCTGGCTTTCAAGTCCTCTGTTATAACTGCAATATCAGCAAGCACCGATTAGGTATTTGCGAACATCAGCTTGGTAAAGGTTCAACGACTAGCCGAAAGGCGTAGCTCTAAGCAGAGCGAAGCGCAGGACACCCGATAGGGTGATGACATAGTCTGGTCTGCATGGTGACATGCAGCGGTCGAAAGACGGTGATAAATTAGCGATTTATCATGAACTTATCGAAAATGACGGAACAACGCATTCCGTTCAATATCCGCGAAGAGGCAAGAATGGGTCTGCAAGACTGGTTCGCGGGTCGAATTGACCTGGCATTTATGAACCAGATTGCAGGTTATACAACTCAAACCGACACCCGTTACACAGGCTCACAGGCGACCATTGCCCCGGACAGTGGACACATCATCTATCCGAATGGCCATAGTACCGAAGCGTCTTTGACTTCCACGGCGAGCTGTACATTTAGCCTTGGAATGATCGATGCGGCGGTATTGAAAGCCAAAACCTTGACGCCCGTTATCCGTCCCGTACAGACTGGCAAAGTCGGCGCGGTGTATGCGATGTTTATCACCCCTGAAATGCATTATGACTTGCGGCGCAATACCAACACGCTGCAATGGGGCGATATCCAAAAGGCGGCCATGACAGGCGGCCAGATTACCGATAACCCGCTGTTCACTGGGGCGCTCGGTATGTATAACGGCGTGGTTCTGCATGAAAGCTGGCGTCTGCCGCTGTTTACCTCGACGGGAGGTAGCACGACAGGGCGAGCGGTTCTCTGCGGGGCGCAAGCCGCTATCCTGGCGTATGGTCGCGGTTCTTCGTCCAATAAGATGGACTGGAACGAGGAATTATTTGACTATGGGAACCAGCTCGGTGTTTCTGCCGGTCTGATTTGGGGTCTCAAAAAGACCGTGTACAACAGCAAGGACTTTAGTACGGTAACGGTAGCAGTTGCACATAGCTCCGATGCCACTACTCAAAGTGCCGGGAGGTAATCGAAATGGCTAATTACATTAATTCAACGATTACATCCGGCGTAGCGAAAGCTATTCATGCTGGCGTCAACTGGGCGTTTGCGACTCACACCCTCAACGAAACTGGTTCTGGAAGTATGTCTATTTCCATGATTAAGCTTCCTGCTGGTGCTAAAGTCGTAGACTGTTATGTAATGCAAGACAATACTGGGTATGGAACAGGTGCTGAAACGCTTTGTGTAAAGAGTCACCTTGGGCAAACGTATATTGCCACGGCGGCGATGAGCACGGCGTTTCATGCGTTTAATCCTACCTATGCGTCGATAGGCTATCGGTTGACTTCATCCAGTCATATCCAGGTTAGTTTACAGGGCCTGGTAGGTACTGGCACGGCGTCAATGAACATCTCCTTAGCAGTTGCCTATACGGCGGAACACGACGGCGATTAAGCCATGACCTTGGGGGGGCTTCGGCTCCCCCTTCTTTAAGGGGGTTTATGAAGGTAGTTAAATTAGAAATTCCTAATTTAATGAATGTAACCGCCAATCTAAGAAGATTGGCTGATATGATGGAAAATGGAGAAGTATCTAAAGCAAATAGTGTTGTAGTGATAGGAATTGATGAAAAAGGTGAATTAGAAATATATGGATATGGTGAAATAGAAAATAGGCTGTCAACTATTGGCTTATTGCATCTAGCGATGCTAAGACTAAGTTAGGGATTTATGAACTTAAAAGAAGCACAAGAAATCCACGCTGAAGCCATTAAGCGAAAAGACCTTAATAAAGTTTTTGAATTACTTGAATATTACAATACGCTGTTAAACTCGGACCCTAGTAACACGGCGTATTTATTTTTAGTGGGGACATGCCATTTGCAGCTAGGCCATAACGGATTGGCCATTAATGTATTCAACAAAGTCCTTGAGGATCGTCCCGAGACACACGAAGCCTGGAACAACCTCGGGACAGCTTGGAAGGGCGAACACAACAACGAAAAGGCAATAGAAGCCTTTACCGAAGCGATTAAGCTTAAAGAACACCCCGATTTCTACAATAACTTAGCTACTCTCTATGTCAATGAAGGCGATCCTTATCCCGGCCTTGGTTATGCTGAACGCGCTATTGAACTGGATTTTAACCACTATCAAGCACATTGGAATAAAGCTTTACTGCTTCTTGAAACTGGTAATTGGAAGCAAGGATTCCTAGAGTACGACTTTGGCTTGTGCTGCGCCGAGCGTCCTTTGGCTGCTTATACGCCAGAGATTCCCATGTGGGAAGGACAGACGAAGAAGCGCGTAGTGGTTTACGGTGAACAAGGCATAGGCGATGAAATCCTGTTTGCCTCTTGCCTGCCTGATCTCATTAGAGACAGCAAGGAAGTCATCATCGACGGACATCCGCGGCTGATGGACATTTACAAGCAATCCTTCCCTGGACTGAAGGTGTATGGGACAAGGAAGTCCTTTACTAAGGAATGGTCGGAAAAGCTCGATTACATGGTGCCTATGGGGTCTTTGTTGCGCTATTATCGTTCCAATGGCGAATTCCCCAAAAAGCCGTATCTGAAAGCCGATCCTGTTCGCGTCGCGCACTACAGGAAAGTCTTACAAGAGCTTGGTCCCGGTCCTTATATCGGCATTAGCTGGCGCGGTGGTGCCAAGAAAACGCGGGTTGACTTACGGTCTACTAAAATTAAGGATTGGCTGCCCGTTTTACAGAATGATGCCACATTTATCAGTTTACAGTACACGCAAGAAGCCCAAGAAAAACTTACGAAGTGGAACAAAGAGAATCCGACGATTCATTACCTCGAAGCGGCAAGAGAGAAGAATTACATGGAGACAGCCGCTTTAGTCGAGGCTCTCGACTTGGTCGTTAGCGTCAACACAGCAATCATCCATTTGTGCGGCGCAATGGGGAAACAATGCTGGACGCTTACGCCGAAAAAACACGCGTGGCGTTACTACAATGACGGCAGCGGTAAGATGGTCATGTATGACTCAGTCAACCTTTATTACAACCCAAATGACGATTGGGCGGATGTCATGCAAAAAGTAGCGGAGGATTTGAGAGGATTTATTGCGAAGCGTGAGGCGGCTTGACATATAAAAAAAATTGACATACTGTAGTGTTGTCCAATAATGGACGCTTAAGGGATTAGAGTAAACTAACCCCTTAAGCTAAACCAACCGAGTGATTGGCACACGGACGGTCTGACGCAAGTTTATCATGTCATTCCTAGCCTTACCATCACTCCTTTTACAAGGAGCTGATATGAATATTCAAATTGCTGTAACTGGCACATCGCCGCTTCTCATGCACAATCCACGCATGGTTGATCCTGAATTTGAGATATCAAGAGAGATTAAAGTCATAACGGCAAAGCGTAAAAAGACTGACGAAGATTTAAAGCAGATCGAAAAACTGGAGTGGTACGGCGGTTTGTATGAGGAAAATGGTGTTGTCGTACAACCGACTGCAAAGCTTCGTAAGTGCATAGTGAATGCCGCTAAAATAAGTAAAATGGGCAAAAGTATCGAGAGAGCGTTATCTTTTTCTCAGTTAAATGTACCTTTGATTTATAAAGGTCCGACTGAGATTGACAAGCTCTTTGCTGATAAAAAATACCATTCACGGTTATCTGTTGGTATAGGCAATAAGCGTGTGATGCGCGTACGCCCTCAGTTTTCAGATTGGGGAATGGTCGTTAATGGCATCTTTATAGAAGATGCTGGAATAAATACTGACGATTTCGAGCGCATTGTTAAGTTGGCCGGATTGACCGAAGGTATTGGCGACAATCGTGTTAACGGTTACGGCCGGTTTACGGCAAAGGTGGTATTCTCATGAAAACAAAATTTGAGATATCACGCA